AGTTCACGCTGACAGACGACGACTACAGGAACGCAAACCTTTGACGGCGACGTCAGCCCCAGCAACACTCCGACGATGACCGAGACATGGAAGCCGATGGACTCCGCACCGAGGGACGGGACACCGTTCCTCGCTGCGATGCTCGTCCTCCACCACGGGCCGCCGATGCGTCACGAGTGGCAGCGCTACGTCATCATCGTTGACGAGGACGGCGAGCCGTGTCACGAGTGCGGCGATCCACTCGGATGGAGCCTGGTCGAGTTCGACCTCTGGACCGAGGTGGTCGACGCGCCGCCGCTGCCGTTGGAGAGCCCCCGATGAGCAACCTCCCCACCGCGGCGCGCGTGCGGACGATCGTCGAGCGACGCATCGCCGGCGTCGGGCAGGCCGTGTACGAAGCGCGCATCGCCCGCGGGCTCAGGCAGGAAGACCTCGCCGCGCTCGTCGACCGGAGCCGGCCAGCGATCGCGAACATCGAGACCGGCGCCGCGCGCCCGTCGCTCGAAGTGCTCACCCGCATCGCCGTCGTTCTCGGCGTGCCCGTCGACTCGCTCCTGTGACCGACGTCCGCGACTGGGTCGAGGAGCGCGCCGAGGCGGCCGCCGACCTGTGCGACAGGGCCGGCGACGCCTGCCTCGCGCTCGCCGCGTCGAGCGCCGCCGCGCTGATCGCCGCGCCAGGGCTCCTGGTTCGCCGCGCACGCGACGCGCGCCGCGTCGACGTCCGACCGGAGCCCGAGGAGCCTGCGCGCGAGCAGGCGAAGCCTGCGGCCCCTGAGCCGGAACGAGGACAGGGGCGGTGCCACATCGACACCGAAGAGTGGCGCCCTGATCGAGAGATGTACGTGCCGCTCCGCCGGCCGGAGCCGCTCCGCACGCCGCCGCTCGCGCGCGACATGCACCGGCTCGACGACCCGCCCGAGGAGCACGGCCTGACGATGTTCATGCCTCCGGCTGGGACGTTCATCCTGGAGCATCGGCGCGTCGGCGAGGCCGGACCGAACTGTGTCCCTGAGCTGCTCGTCGAGGACTCCTGGAGGCGACGGCCGACCAAGTCCGAGCCTCGCTCGATCCGCTTCATCGTCGCCTACCGCGTGCCGTTGGATCATCCCGAAGCGTTCGACCTCGCCGAGCGCGCGACGCAGCTCATGAAGAGCGACATCCCAATCGGCTACGCCGTCTGGACGCACCGCGGCGGCCGCCCCCGCCTGCTCTGCCCGTCGCCAGCCAACATGCTCTACGCAGCGCGCGAGGGCATCGAGCGCGTGAAGCTGCGTCTCGATGCGACGACGTACGTCGTGCCCGTCCCCTTCGACCCGACCCCGTAGCGACATGGAGCTTGGACTGCTCGACTTCCAGACGCGCGTCAACGCGCGCCCGAACACCGACCTCGTCCACGAGGAGGCGGTCGAATCGCTCGCGCGCACGCTCGTCATGCTCGACGCCGATGAGCTGCGCGCGCACGCCGACCTCGCCGCGTCGATGCACCGCGGGCTCGCCGACGGGCTCCAGGTCAACACCCGCGCAGTCGCCGACTCGCTCGCTGTCGTACTCGGCGCCGTCGCGCGAGTCGCCGCGTCCCACCAGATCAACTTGACCGACATCGCGCGTGCCGCGATTCAGCACCAGAGTGAACGATGGCCCACGTGACCCACGACTCCGACCTCGAAGCGGCGGTCGACGCGCTCGTCGTGTTCACCGCGCGCCACTACCCAATCGACCGGACCCGCCTGCGCAAGACGCCGGTCGATACCGCGCCGACGCACCTGTCGTGGGACGAGGTCGTGGCGGTCGCGCTCGTCCGCGGCTGGGTGACGCGCGCGCAGGACAACACGCTCATCCCGACGCTCGCCGGGCTCTGCCGCTACTCGCTCGTGACCAAGACGACCGGGCTCTCCTGGTCCGACGCCGAGTGGGGCGAGGGTGTCGACGAGGAGGGCGAGGCGTGACCGACACCGAGACCACGCTGCTCGTCCTCGCCATCGTGCTCCCCGTCGCCGGCTTCGCCGTCGGCGCCGCGGTCGGCCGCGGGCTCGTCGTCGACAGGCTCCGCGGCGTCTGCCGGCAGACGCGCGAGCGCGTCCGCGGCACCGGCGACAGCATCGCGTGGCGGCACTCGCTCGACGGGCTCGCCGTGGTCGAGGTCATCGAGGCGGGCACGATCGGCATCCCGTCGCGCGCGCGGCTCGACCCGCTCACCGGGCGGATCACGGCGCCCTCAACGCCCGCAGGCGAGCCCGAGGCGGCGGACGGCTCCTCGGACGCCGGCGGGCGCGAGCGCAGCGACACGGGCGCCTGGGGAGTCTGAGCGCGCCGGCAGGCTAGGATCGACGAGGGGCGCGCGCGTGGCCGGCCACGCTGATCGCGCGAGCGAATAACCCTATGGGGCTGTGAAAAGGAGCAACTATCAGCATGGCGCGACGACCGGACCGACCGAAGGCGCGGCCGAAGGGCAGGCCGACCAGCGCCACGTTCGAGAACGGCGACGAGCCGGACCGGTGCCGTGCGCGCGCGCGCGACGGCTCGCGCTGCAAGAACGGCAAGACGCCCGGCTTCGAGGTCTGCCGGATGCACGGCGGCGTGGTCGGAGGCGGCCGGCCGCCGATCCACGGGCGCTATGCGACCTCGCTCCAGGGGCGCATCCTCGCGAGCTACAACGAAGCGATCGAGAATCGCGAGGGGCTGCTCGACATGGTCGAGACGATCGCCCTGACCGAGACGATCGTGCGCCGCGCGGCGACGCGCGTGAACGAGCGCGACACGCCGGAGTTCAGGCTCCGCGCGCTGGAGCTGTACCGCGAGATGCGCGAGGCGCGCGACGACCCGGCCGAGGCTGCCGTGAAGCTCGGGCAGCTCGGGCAGCTCTTGGAGCGCGGCGTCGCCGAGGACAACGCGCTGCGCACGTTCGCCGACGCTGCCGCGAAGCTATCGAAGCAGCAGGCCGACACGTGGCGCATCCGCCTCTCCGCCGAGCGCAGCGTGTCCCCGGACGAACTGGTAGCCTGGTTCCGTGGCGTCGTCGCCATCATCCAAGAGGAGCTGAACGCACATGACGCGCGGAAACTGGTCACGCGGATTACTCGCGACATGCTGGCAGGAGGCCATCCAGGACCTCCCGACGACGACGATCGAGCACCGGCCGACGACGTCGAGTGACGATGTCGACCTCGACGACGAAGAAGAGCGGCGCGCGCTGATCCGCCGGCTGTGCAAGGCGCAGGCGTCGACGCCCGAGATTGCCGCCGCGCTCAAGATCACGCCGCAAGCGCTACTCCGCCTTCGCGCCGAAAACCCCGACCTCGCCGCGGACATGGACCGGTGGACGACGCTCGCGCGCACCGCTACCGTCGAGGCGCTCCAGCGACAGGCGAACGCAGGCGACGTCGCTGCGATCCGTCTGCTGCTCGAACGCCGGCACCCCGACTACCACCCGGACGCGAACACGGCGCCCGACGAGATCACCGACGCGATCACCGATGAGGAGGCGGCGGCCGAACTGCCGTTCGAGTACCTGTGACCAACGACCCGCTGACCGATCCGCTCGACTCGACCGACAGCTTCCTCGCTGGCTGGCTCGACGCGATCTGGTCGACGTTCTCCTCGGATGAGCAGTTCGACGCCTGTGTGCCGACCGACGTACGCAAGCAGCTCATCCGTCGTGGCTGGCTCCGCCCGCTCTCGGCGGAGTCGGAGGACGGGCGCCGGACTGCTACCATCACACCGCTCGGCGCGCGCGTCGTTCTCGGCCTGAACAAGAGGGCCGGCATCACGCGCATCATCGTCGACGAGGACGGAGACGAGTACCAGCTATGACCGAAGCAGCCGACTACGAACGCCAACCGCTGTTGCGGTACTACGCCGTCGACCACCTCGCGGCAGACTTCGCCGACGAGCTGGCGGAGATCGACCGCGTTGCGTCGCGCGTCCTGTACGTCGGCTGCGGCGCCGGCTTCGCGCTCGTCGGTCGACCGGCGTGGCGCGGCGTCGACTTCAACACGCAGCTCCCGCTCATCTGGAAGACGCACGGGATCGACGACCGCGCCGGCATCGCCGACGCGCGCCGGCTCCCGTTCGACGATGGCTCGTTCGAGCGCACGGTCTCGTGCGACTTCCTCGAACACGTTGCGACCGCCGACCTCCCCCGCGTGTTCGAGGAGCTGAACCGGGTCGCCGCCGCCGGCACGCACATCATCGACAGCACCCCGCAGTCCGGCTTCCGTGGCGTCGACGAGAAGAACCTCCACCCGTCCGGCGGGTTGCAGCCGTCGGAGTGGCTGCGCCTTGTCGACCGCCTCGACTCCATCGACGTCGAGATCCGCGGGCGCTACACCATCCTGCGCTGGGGGTAGGGCGTGGTCGCGCTCACCACGGCGGCGCGACTCGCCGAGCTACAACGGCACGCGCACACCCTGTTCCGCAAGGACGACCCCGTCCTCGACGAGAACGGGCGCATCGCCGTCGGCGGCATGTGGCCCGGGCAGCGCCGCTTCTGGGCGCTCCCCAACTTCATCAAGGGATTCGTCGGCGGCTACGGCGCGGGGAAGACGAACATCCTGACGAAGCGCGCCATCGCCGTCGCCGCGATGAACAACGGGATCCCGGTGTGGATGGTCTCGCCGACGTACGGTATGGCGCAGGACCCGCTCGTTCCTGCGTTCGAGGACGCGCTCGAAGGGCAGGCCGTGTTGCGTCGCGCACTCGGGCAGACGTTCGAGTGGGACCTCCGCCGCGCGCAGCCGTTCCAGTTCACGTTCCGCCACGTCTACGCGCACCCGAGGACCGGCCGCGTGATTCGGAAGCGTGGCGCCATCCGCATCCTCTCCGGAGACAAGCCGGACCGGCTCAAGGGCGGCAACCCGTCCGCTGCGTACATGGACGAGCCGTTCATCCAGTCGCGCGCCGTGTTCGACCAGCTCCACAAGCGCGTGCGCAACGGCAGGTCTGCGTACTCCGAGATCGCTCTCGCCGGCACGCCCGAGGGGATGAACTGGGGCTACGACTTGTTCGAGGGCGACTTGAGCGAGACGCTCGACGTTGGCCTTGCGCGCGCGTCGACGAGCGAGAACCTCGCGAACCGGAGCGGCTACGTCGAAGACCTGCTCTCGGCGCTCGACGACGTCATGGCGGCGAGCTACGTGCACGGCGAGTTCGTCAACCTGACCAAAGGGCTCGTCTACTACGGCTTCAACCGGACCGAGAACGTGGTCCCGCTCTCGATGCCCGACGGCGCGCTGCTCGGCGCCGGCATCGACTTCAACGTGAACCCGATGAGCGCCGCGGTGTTCTGGCATCGCCCGGGGCCGGAGCCGCACATCCACTTCTTCGACGAGATCGAGCTGCCGAACAGCGACACGCCCTCGCTCGCCGCGGAGCTGACGGCGCGCTACGGCGAGCCCGGTTGGGTCAAGCCGTACTGCGTCGGCCGGAACGATGACACCGTCGTCGAGGTCAAGGCGCCGCTCCGCGACGTCTACCCCGACCCGGCCGGCCGGCAGCGTAGAACCAACGCGCCCGCCGGCATGACCGACTTCAAGTTCCTGGAGATGGCGGGGCTGCGCGTGAACGCCTACCGGCAGGCGACAGCGGTGCGCGACCGAGAGAACGCCGTCAACGCCATGCTCCGCCCGAGCAGCGGGCGCGTGCGGCTGACGTTCGCGCCGTGGTGCAAGCACCTCATCAAGTACATGCTGAGCTACACCGCCGAGCGGAAGGGCAAGACCGACACCGAGGCGATGTCGCACCTCCTCGAAGCGCGCGACTACGCCGTCCAGTTCCTCTACCCGCTCGACCGCGAAGCGATGCGGCAGCTGCGGCTGCACGGAGTCTGACCCATGCTCGTCGCTCACGACCTCAAGCTCTTGTTCGCGCACGTGCCGAAGACCGCCGGCTCGTCTATCACGGCCGCGCTCCGCCCGCACCTCACGCCGAAGCCCGGGACCAAAGAGCTGCCGCCGGACGCCGACCGGTGGGCGATGCGCTGGCACGGGATCGGTTGGATGCACGGCCGGTTCGGCGAGACCGCGGCCATCACGCGCAACCTCATCGAGCGCCGCGGCTACCGCGTCGGCGCGTCGATCCGCAACCCGTTCGCGCGCTTCGCCGCGCTCTGGGCGCAGCGCGCGCTCCCCAAGGGCATCGAGCCCTGGCCGTTCCTGACTTCGGAGCTGCCGGAGTTCGCGCGCGGCGACACGGCGCACTACGCCGGCCCGAACGTGGACGACCGGCTCGTGGTCCGCTTCGAGTCGCTCGATCAGGACTGGCGCCGGCTCTGCGCGACGCTCGACATCGAGCACGCCCCGCTCCCCCACGTGAACCGGAAGCCGGTCGCCACGGTCGAGGTCATCGAGCGCGTGTACAGCGAGCCTCGATGCATCCGCCGCGTCCACGACCTCGGCGGCTCGGACTTCGAGCGCTACGGGTACTCCTGGGACCCCGGCGCTGCGCTCGACGGCGACGGGGCCTGACGCTTTTCCCAGATCAGGCTTGCGTCCTCGCTCCCCCTCCGGGTACGCGCGCGCCCGGGCGTACGCGCGCGCACGCTCGGGCGCACGTACGCGCACGCCTGCGCGCGCGCCCCCGCGCACGCGCGCGCGGGCGCACGCTCGCGCAAGGCGCCTGGCTGCCCGTGTGGGCCTCTGACGTCCCCGGGGCGGCCGAGGACTCCTCGGAGCCCGCAAAGCCAGCGACACGGCGCTGTGCGAAGCCTAGCGGGGCAGGGTACGCTTCCCCGCGGCGCGCCCGGCGCCGGCCGCCCGACCTCGACCTCCACCCCGCCCGGCTCATGGTCTCCCTGAACCCGCTCCTGCTCCCCGCCGCCGCCCGTCTGACGAAGGGGCTCGGGCTCGCGCTCGGACCCTACGCCGGCCTGCTCCGCGCAGACTCAGTCGGCCTGACGCTGGAGAGCGAGCGGCAGATGGAGACGGGGGCGGTGCGCCTCGCCGGTTACGACGCGCCGACCAGCGGCGGGGTGACGCGCTTCCACGTGCCCAACGGCCCGCTCGTCCGGCACCGGCTCACCGTCCGCGGCGACTCGCCCGGGATCGAGCTGGACCTGACGGTCCTGAACGGGGAGACGACCGGCCCGCGGACGCCGCACGTGCTCCACCGGGAGCTGCTCATCCAGGCGCCCGCCGGCTTCGCGATCATCCCGCGCTTCGAGTGGATCCGCGTGACGCGCCGTGGTCCGTCGCTGTTCGCCGTCGACCTCGGGACCGACGTCTACCAGGGCTGCCGCCTCAGCGTCGCGCTGGCGATCGTGCCGGGGCACCTCGTCTCGGGCGGCGAGGGCGCCATCGAGGGCGCCGACGAGGACGAGCCGGTGAGCGTGCACCCGCTCGCCGCGGCCGCGCTCCGCGACGCGCCGCACCTCGACGCGCGCGGGGCGCAGTACGTCGACGGCTTCGACCGCACCGTCACCGGCGACATCGGCTACCTCGACCGCGTCCGTGAGCGCGCGCGTGAGGACGCGCTCGCCTTCATCCGCGACGGCTACGGCTCCGGCGAGTTCGCATCGCTCGTCGGCGACTACGGCGGCTGGGGCAGCGGCAGCGGGATCCGCTTCGACTACTTCGCCGAGTTCGAGGCTGCGCTCGACGAGGATGACCTGTACCACCTCGCGAACCGCTGGCTGTGGGAGGTCGAGCGCCGGCCGCAGCGCGGCTACCTAACCGACGGCGGCGAGCCGCTGCAGCTCGGGCGCGTGCTCCCCGGCTTCGGGCTCTCGATCGGTCCGACCGAGCGCATGATCCCGAACCAGTCGGCCAACGTGTACGGCTTCGACGAGGACTGGATCGACAGCCACAAGTACGCGCTCGCCGGCAGCTACGACCTCCAGCACGCGCCTCGGTTCTTCGCCCCGTATGCCTTCCTCGCGCAGCGCTTCCAGACGCCGTTCGCGCTCGACGCCGTCCGCGACATGGCTGCGGCCGCGCGCCTCGACTGCGGCTGGCTCCGCGACCAGGCGCGCGGGATGATGGACCGCGGCGAGGCGTGGACGATGGTCCTGAACGCGCTCGACCTCAAGCTGAACGGCACGCAGCAGTCGCGCGAGTGGCTGGAGGACGCCGTCGCGACGGTGCTCGATCACCAGACCGCGCACGGCGGCATCTGCGCGTGGACGCACAACAAGGAGGCGACGGTCTACGCGCGCCAGTTCCGCTTCGAGTTCGAGGCGCTCGGCGCGAGCGTGCAGAGCTACACGGACCTGCCCGTCTACGCGGTCACGCAGACGTACCAGGAGACGATGTTCCTCTACGCGCTCTGGCTCGCGAGTCGATGCGACCTAGACGTTGACGCCGGCGACTTGACCAAGGCGATGCGCCGCCTCGCGACGTTCATCTGCGAAACCTGCCGCGACCCGCTCGCTCCCGCGCCGTGGTATCGCTGCGACGTCGACGGCAAGCGCGCCTCGACGAACACGAGCAGCTACTACTACGGCACCGCGCTCCGCGTGGCTCTCGCTGTCGACTGCGAGGACGCCGACGAGTGGGTCCGCGCCTTCGCCGGCAGCGACGACGCGCTCGGTGCGCTCGCGCGCTCGAACGTGCCGCAGTGGAACAACCGCTGGCACCTGATCGCCTACCTCCAGTCCTGACGCACGATGTCGTTCGATCCGAGCAAGAAGCACCGCAAGTTCGATGAGTACCACGACAAGTGGCGCCGGCAGCGTGACGTCGTCGGCGGCGAGGATCGCGTCAAGCATCCCTCGGTGTCGAAGCGCTACCTCCCGCCGCTCGCCGGGCAGCCGACGGGCAGCGAGCGCTATCCGCAGCCGAGCGAGACGCGGGTCTCGACGTACGAAAGCTACCGCGACCGCGCCGTGTTCATGAACGCGACTGGCCGGACGCGCGATGGGCTCGTCGGCGCGATCATGCGCAAGGAGCCGGACGTAACGTGGCCGGCCGCGCAGGAGGAGGCGCTCACGTACGCCGGCGCCTCGCTCGACTCGTTCCACGAGGTCATCGACGAGACGCTCGACGAGGTCGTGGGCATCGGCAGGTTCGGGCACCTCGTCGACCTCCCGCGCGACGCGGACGAGAACGCGGAACCGTACATCGCGACGTACGTCGCCGAGTCGATCGTCAACTGGGAGCACGACCTGATCGACGGCCGCCGGCGGCTGACGATGGTCGCGCTCCGCGAGAAGTCTGGCAACGTCGTCGAGGTCGACGGACACGCGCGCGAGATGGAGCGCTACCGCATCCTCTGGCTCGGCGCGCCCGTGCCGCGCACGGACGAAGAGGAGCAGATGCAGGTCGAGGACTTCCTCGCTGAGCAGGGGCTCTCGCCGACCGACTTCGAGGACGGGCTCGTGTACTACCAGGAGGTCTGGGACGAGGTCGAGTCGAGCACGGGTGACGGCGGCGAGTCTGAGTTCTCGTTCAGCTACCGCGCTGTTCCGCGTGCGGCCGGCGGTGTGCTGTTCCGCGAAATCCCGTTCGTGTTCTTCAACGCGACGACGAACCGAGCGAAGCCGGAGAAACCGCCGCTGCAAGACATCGCGGTCGTGAACCTGAGCCACTACCGCAACAGCGCCGACTACGAACACGGGATGCACTTCACCGCGCTCCCGCAGCCGTACGCCGCGGGCTTTGACTTCAACGGCCCGCTCGCGATCGGCTCCGGCTACGCCTGGGTGACGGACAACCCGCAAGCGAAGGCGGGCTACCTGGAGTTCTCCGGCGCCGGCCTGTCGACGCTCAAGGACGCGATGGAGCGCAAGGAGAAGCACATGGCCGCGCTCGGCGGTCGGCTCATCGAGGAGCAGCCCGGTGCCGGCGCGCAGGAAGCGGCCGAGACGGTCAAGCTCCGGCAGGCCGGCGAGCAGTCCGCGCTCTCGCGCATCGCGCAGGCGACGTCGCGCGGACTCACGCGCACGCTCGGCTTCCTCGCGCAGTTCCGCGGGATCGGGACCGAGGTCGGCGTGCAGCTCAACCAGGACTTCGGCACCGCGGGTCTCTCGCCGCAGCTCCTCGCCGCGCTCATGCAGCAGGTCCAAGGCGGGCTCATGTCGTGGCCGGTGTACTACTTCAACCTGAACCGCGGCGAGCTGTACCCCGACGCCTGGACGGCCGAGGACGAAGCGGCGGCGATCATCGGCGGCCCGCCCGGCGGCGGGCTCGACGCTGCGCTGTCGCCGGATCGCGAGGACCGGCGGCCGCCCGACGACGACGAGGGCGACGACGACGACGAGGGCTGATAGGCGCGCATGGCCGAGAACCTCAACGCGGCCGAGCTGGCGGCGGTCGAGCTGACGAGCAGCCAGATCGACCTCAACCGGCTCACGTTGACGACACGCGCGCGTGTCGTCTCGACGCTCCGTGTGCTGGAGACCGACCTCGTGCGGCAGCTCAGGGCGGCCGACCTCGCCGGCCTCTCGTCGGAGTCGCTCAAGCGCCGGCGGCTGGAGAAGCTGCTCCGCGAGACACGCACGGTCATCGCGGGGCGCTACTCGACGGCGGCGACGCAGTCCGCGCGCGGTGCACTGGAGGCGGCGACCTTCATGCAGGGCGAGGCGGTGTCCGTCCTCAACGGCCTGTTCCGCGTGAACATCGTCGCGCCGACGCTCACGCGCTCGGAGCTGCGCGCGCTCGTCGACCGCGACGTCGTGCTTGGCGAGCCGGCGCGCGACTGGTGGAACGGGCAGGCGGAGGGGACGCGGCGCCGCTTCGCGCGCGAGATGCGGCTCGGCATCCAGCAGGGCGAGACGAACGAGGAGCTGATCCGCCGCGTGCGTGGGCGCTCGACCGGGCGCACCATCGAGATCACGACGCCGCGCGGGCGGACAAAGCGCGTGCGCGAGTTCACCGGCGGCGCGATGGACGTCTCGCGCAACCAGGCCGAGACGCTCGTGCGAACGAGCGCGCAGTCGGTGGGCAACCGCGCGGCGATGAACGTCTACGAGGAGAACGGCGACCTCATCAAGGGCTACGAAGCCGTGACCACGCTCGACGGCCGGACGAGCCGCATCTGCATGGCGCGGACCGGGTCGGCGTGGTACGTCAACGGCGAGCCGTTCCCGACGAGCGCGACGCAGGAGGGCTTCCCGGGGCCGCCGCCGTGGCACTTCAAGTGCCGGACGCAACTCTCACCCGTGACGTACTCGTGGGACGAGCTGATCGAGCGCGCGTCCGGGCGCCGGCTCGACAAGCTGAACACGGTGCCGGACAGCGCTCGCGCTACGATGGACGGGCAGATCGGCTCCGGTCGCGTGCGCACGTTCGACGACTGGCTCAACATCAAGGGTGACGAGTTCGCCCGCAACAAGCTCGGCCCCGAGCTGTTCGACGCCTGGAAGGAAGGGCAGATTACACTCTCGCAGCTCATCGACTCGGGCGGCAACCTCGTCCCCGTCAAGCAGCTGCTCAACTAACCCGAGGACCACACCATGCTCCGCAAGAAGTACGACAGCCAAGACGACATCCCCGACTACGCGCGCGGGCTCTACGAAGAGCGCGACGGTGCGTTCCACCTCCGCGATGACATCCAGATCGAGGGCGCGGCGCCGCCGGCGAGCGGCGGCAACGACGACCGGCTCGCCGAGTTCCGCGACCGCAACCGCGCGCTGAACCAGCAGCTCGAACGGATGAAGAGCGAGATGGGGCAGCTCCGCTCGCAGTTCGAGGGCATCGACCCCGAGGCGGTCAAGAAGTTCCAGGAGCGCATCGGCGAGATCGAGGAGGAGGAGGAGCGCAAGCTGATCCAGGCCGGCAACATCGACGAGGTCGTGCAGCGCCGCACCGCGCGGATGCTCGACGACAAGAACAAGGAGGTGAAGCAGGCGCGCGAGGCGTACTCCGAGCTGAAAAGCCAGCACGAGAAGCTCGTCGGCAACTACACCTCGATGCAGGCGCTCGACAAGGTGACGCGCATGATCGACGAGCGGAACCTCCGCGTGCGCTCGGGCGCCAAGCTCGACCTCGCCGACCGCATCCGCGCGGACTGGACGACCGACGCGGATGGCAACCTCGTCCCGAAGCGCAAGGACCTCATGGCCGAGGACGGCTCGCCGATCAAGCCCGAGGAGTACGTGCAACACGAGCTGCTCGACCGGCGCTCGTTCTTCTTCGAGCCGGCGCGAGGCGGCGGCAGTGGCGGCAACGACGCGCCGGAGAGCAAGGACGACCAGAAGGGGCTCGTCGCGCGCGACCCCGTCGCGATCGGCAAGAACATGGAAGCCATCGCGAAGGGCGAGAAGCGCGTCGCGCAGGACTGAGGTACATTCCGGCCATGAAGACACTCACCCTGACGATCGCGGCGCTGACGCTGCCGATGCTCGCGTCCTGCGAGCACTTCACGACGCTGCGCCCGGATCGGGCGTACGTCGAGGCGGACCGCGCGACGTACGAGCTGGTCTCCCCGATCGTGCGCGACCTCGCGGACGGCGACCCCGCCAACGACCCGGACCTCTCCGGCGTCAACGGCGTGGCGCTCACGCAGGCGCTCGACTCGTGGGAGCTGCGCATCGAGGCGGCCGAGGCTGAGGTCGACGAATGAGCGACTCCCTGGGCGACCTCGGCCGGCAACTGCTGGACGAGGAGCGTGCGCTGCTGGAGGCGCACATCGACAACCTCGCGGACGCGGGCGACGCGGTGCGGCAGCAAGCCGTTCAGGCGCTCGACCTCTCGGCGGCGATCCTCGCGGCGCAGATGCGCGGCGAGGACACCGCGGTCGCCGAGCAGTCGCTCGTCGTCATCAGGCGCAACATCACGGCGGCGTCGAGCGTCGCCGTCGGCGCCAACGTCAGCGCGTTCATCCAGAAGAGCATGGTGGGGATCGCGGCCCGTATCGGCGTGCTCCTGCTGACCGCGTGAGCACGTGGTCGATCCTCGCACCCGGGCCGTCGCTCGCGGCGGTCCGGGACTCTGACCTTCAAGGGCCCGTGGTCGCGATCAACACGGCGGTCCTCGCGCCGCTTCGCGTCGACGTCTGGTCTGCGCTCGACCCGCCGCACAAGTTCACGCAGATCCTCGTCCGGGACGAGCCGCTCCCGGTGCTCTGGTGCAAGGAGCGGCAGGCGAAGGCGTGGGCGAAGCACGGCGTTCGCACGTGGGCGTACCCCGACATCGAGGAGGACTTCCGCGCGCGCTTCCTGCCGCGGACCAAGCCGACGTTCTACACGCTCAACCTGACCATCTTCGCGACGATCAGCCGCGCGGTCGGCGAAGGCGCGTCGGTCGTGCGCGTGTTCGGCGCGGACATGGACGGCGCCGGCTACGCCTACGGCGTCGACATGATGGACCGGGACGCGCGGCAGTGGGCGCAGCGCTGGCGTGACGAGCAGAAGGTCTGGGACCTCGCCGAGCGGGAGTGGTCGGCGCACGGCGCTCGGATCGACAGGCCGAAGCCGGCCGGCGCAGAGTAGGCTCCGGCGATGCGCTGGCTCCTCGCGCTCGCCGTCCTCGCGCCGCTCCCGGGGTGCTTCCTCATCCAGTCCTCGTCGGGCTCAGACGCGGCCGTGCCGGCGTCGGTCGAGGAGCGGGCGGAGCAGGGCGCCGACACGGCTCCCCCAGCGGCGCAGGATCAGCCCGGGGACCCTCCGGCGGCCGAGGACCCGCCGGCGCAGGGCACGGGCTCTGGGGGCTCCTGGCTCGCCCAGCACAGGACTCAGGCGCTTTGGACGGCCGGCGCAGCGGCGCTCGCGGCGGTCCTCGGCCTCCTGCGGGTCTGGGCGCGAGCGAAGAGCGAGCGGCTCGCGGCGCTCATCGACGCTGGTCCGCGGGGCGAGGAGCCCCCGGGCTGAGGGGGTTGCGCTCCGCGCGAGGCGCCGGCTACCATCCGCCCTCGTGCTGAGCGGCGCGTCCTGCGAGGACGCGCACCGGCCGACCGTCAGCCCGTCGTGGGTCTCAGGTCGGCGCGGCTCCCACCCCGGAGGGTGGGGCTCACCTCGCGGAGAGGAAGCGCAGAGCCACACCGCTCGTGCCTTCTCTCCGAGCGGGTGAACCCAACCGACCTCCATTGGAGCCATGAACGACCTCAGCAACGTCATCCCGCAGCTGCTCGCGCAGGGCCTCATGGCCCTCCGTGAGATGGCGGTGATGCCCCTCCTCGTGAACCGTGAGTACGAGACCCTGGCGGGTCCGCAGGGTTCGAGCATCGACGTCCCGCTTCCGAGTGACGTCGCCGTGCAGGACGTCACGCCCGGCGCGACGCCCCCGAGCACCGCGACCCAGACGCCGGGCACGGTGTCGATCCCGCTGACGCGGTGGAAGGAGGCGCCGTTCTACCTCACCGACAAGGACATGATGGAGGTCCAGAACGGCGCGCTGCCGATGATGGCCTCCTCGGCGATCCGGTCGCTCGCGAACGAGGTCGACCAGTTCCTCCTCGGCCTCGGCACGAAGTTCTACGGCGTGCAGGGCACCGCGGGCACGACCCCGTTCACCTCGTCCGTCGCCGACGCGACGCAGGCGCGCAAGGTGCTCAACAACCAGCTCGCTCCCCTCAACGATCGGCGCTTCGTCATGAACGCGGACGCCGAGGCGGAGGCGCTGGAGCTGCGCGCGTTCCACGACGCCAGCTTCGGCGTCGGCGGTGCCGCCATCCTCGAAGGTCAGATCACGCGACGCCTCGGCTTCGACATGTTCATGGACCAGAACGTGCAGTCGCACACCGTCGGCGCCGCCGCCGGCTACGTGACGAACACCGGCACGGCTGGCTCCGCCATCGGGGACAAGGAGGTCGCGATCGACACCGGCTCGGGCGCGTTCAACGTCGGCGACATCGTGAAGTTCACGGGTCACGATCAGACCTACGTCATCACCGGCTCGACGGGCGGCGCCTCGGCGACCCTCATCAACATCGAGCCCGGCCTCGTGGTCGCGGTCGCCGACGGCGTCGACGTCATCGGCCCGGGCGACACCGGCGGCGTCGGCTCGCACGTGATGAACCTCGCGTTCCACCGCGACGCCATCGCCTTCGCGACGCGCCCGCTCGCCGGCTCGCGTCACCCCGGCTCGATCATCGAGACCGCGGTCGATCCGGTGTCCGGCCTCGCGCTGCGCCTGGAGATGACGCGCGAGCACAAGCGCGACCGTTTCAGCTACGACATCCTGTACGGCGCGAACGTCGTCCGTCGTGAGCTGGGCTGCCGCGTCCTCGGCTGATCGAGGCGACCGGTGCGCCCGCTGCCCGATCTGCGCGGCAGCGGGCGCGCCTCCCGACTACCCCAAGACGGAGCATCCGATGGCACGTACCCCGATCCCCGCCGGCGCCGTGCGCAGCCGCAAGACGACGATCGCAGCCGTCGCGGCTGCGGTCGCGATCATCGCTGGCGCTGTCGCCGACGCGCTCGCGAACGGGTGGGACGCGACCGACGTCTCGTTGATCGCGGGCGCCGTGGCCATCGCAGCTCAGGGCTTCTTCTCGCGAGACGACGATGTCTCATCCGAGGGCGAGAAGGTGGCGCGCCCCCGCGCGCCGCGTTGACCGATTCGCGTTGCGGCCTCCTCGGGTGCAACGTCAGGCGAGGGGCTCGGGTTGCCCTGCTCGCGCTCCTCGCCACTTTCCACCGCGCTCGACTCCCGGGCGCGGAGACCACACCCCAAGAAGCCCGAGGAGGCACAGACCATGAGCGGACTCAGCCCGCAAGAGCAACAGGCTCACATCAACGACTTGCTCCGCATGAAGACGGAGCTGGACAAGAAGCTCGCCGCGCTCGGCGTCGAGTCGAACCGGCCCAAGCCGACCATCGCGCCGGACGGTGGCCCGACGAGCGAGGCGGCCTACACGCTGCAGGCGCGCCTCGTCAGCACCCACAAGGTGCGTCGCACGCTGCCCGACGGCTCGACGCGCATCGTTACGTGCAACGTCGGCCTCGAACGTCCCGGTGACGTCGTCATCGGCGACGAGCCCGAGCCGGCGCCCGCTGCTCCCGATGCTCCGGCTGCGCCCGCTGCGCCCGCGGCGCCGGCCGCTCCCCCGTCGAACGCGGCCCGCTCCAAGGACGAGCTGCTCACGATGACCTTCGACGCGCTGACCAAGCTGCCGGAGGCGAAGGCGCTCGACAGCCAGCCGAAGACCAAGGCCGACCTCGTCGAAGCCATCCTCGCGGCGCGCGCCTGATCCGCGCGTCGCTCCTCGCACCGACCGCTGACCCGACAGCACCATGACCAAGACGAACGCCTGGGAGAACGACCTGCTCGACCTCCTGTTCAACAACACCGACACGGGCGACATCGGCGACGCGACCGGGCTGCAGGGCTCGGCGACCGCCGGCAGCCTCTACGTCTCGCTCCACACCGGCGACCCCGGTGAGGCGGGCGACCAGGAGACCAACGAGGCTGCGTACACGAGCTACGCTCGCGTGGCTGTGGCGCGCAACTCGGGCGGCTGGACGGTCGCGTCGAACCTCGCGACGAACGCTGCGGCGATCACCTTCCCGCAGTGCACGGGCGGCTCCGAGACGATTACGCACTTCGGTGTCGGGACGGACTCGACGGGCACCGGCAAGCTGCTCTACAAGGGCGCGTTCACCGCGTCGCTCGCCGTGTCCTCCGGCATCACGCCGGAGATCGAAGCCGGAGACCTGGACATCACCGAGGACTGATCCGTGGCGGTACGGATCGCCAAGACCAGGGCGCAGGACTGCCTGAACGACATCGTCGACTCGCTCGACCTGTCCGGTGGCGGCGATCTGAAAATCTACACGGGGAGCCAGCCGTCGAACCCGGACGCGCTGCCTGCGGGCACGCTCCTGGCGACGCTGGCTCTGTCCAACCCCGCCTTTCCCGGTGCGTCGCAGACGTCGAACGGCGCCACCCTCTCCGCGAACGCGATCACCGCGGCGGAGGCGGTGGCGTCGGGTACGGCGGGATGCTTCCAGCTCGTCGACGGGAGCGGCACGCCGTGGGTCAACGGCGACGTCGGAGCGACGTCTTCCGGTGCCGAGCTGGAGCTGGACGATACCTCGATCACCGCAGGGCAGCTCGTGACCGTGTCCTCGCTCACGCTCACCATCTGATGCGTTGGTTGCCCGTCACTTTGAAGCCCAGGTCTCCACGACCCTAGTCTCGACCAGCGCGAGCACGCTCGACGTCACGGTGTCGGGCAAGGGGACTCCTGTTGGCTTCCTCGTCCTGGGCAGCAGGCACCGGGTGGTCGACTCGAACCTCGACGACATTACTCTGAGCTGGGGCGTCGGCGACGGAACGAACGAGTACGCGGTGGGCTACTGGTCGCAGGACGCCAGCGCCTCGGCCAACAGCGGTCAGACTCGAAGCGCGACGCGCTGCGTCTACCTGCCCGATCCTGACGACGACGGCGCATCGGCGCTCATGGAGCTGTCGTTCAACTCCTGGATCACGGATGGCGTTCGGTTCGACATCGACACGAACCCCACGACGACCATCCCGATCATCGTCGTCCTGTTCTACGGAGACGGCACGCAAGCGTTCGCGTTCAGCGCCGACGCTCCCGGCGCGACCTCCCCGACGACCGTGACCACGGGATTCGAGGTCGACTGTGGCTTCACCGTGAACATGCACGGGAGCACGGACGAGGAAGCCGAGATGAAGATGCAGTTCGGCGTCTTCACGCAGTCGGACCAGGGTGTCTCCGTCATGCTCGTCAACGACGGGACGGCGAACGGTCAGTCGGTGCGCGGGTACTTCAACGACCGCATCAGCATCCAGCACGACCACAGCTCGAACCCCGGGAGTATCGACGGCGCGAACATCGTCGACAACTTCACCTCGACGGGCTTCGACATCTCGGAGTTCAGCGCTGGCGTGGGTCCGGGGGATCGGACGATCGGACTCGCGCTGAACGTCGGCGGAGCCAACGTCCATGTCGAGACCGGCGCGACGACGAGCACCAGCGTGACGTCAAAGGCGTACAACGAGGCTGGGTTCTACCCCGAGTTCGTGTACGTGCCGGTGGGCAACGCCGCGGCTGCCGGGTCGCTTCTGACCGTCGGCAACATGAGCCTCGCGTTCTTCGACGGCGCGAACCTCGACGTTGCTGCGTTCTCGGCTCGCGAAGAGAACGGCTCCGCCAACACGGACAACGACGACCGGCTGGCCGCCAACAAGGTGGTCCACCTTCGGAATCACGCCTCGGGCGCGACGATCATCTCGGCGGAGATCGACGAGCTGACGGCAAGCGGATTTACGCTCGACTACACGGACGTCGTCAGCCCCGATCGTGACTTTGCCTACCTGGCGATCCAGAAGATCACCGACGGCGAAGGCGACGGGACGCTGCTGATCACTGGCTCTGGCTCCGGCACCGTCCAGGACCAGAAGATCAGCGGCTTCACGTTCGGCACGTCGACGACGACGGCGTCGATTGGCGCGGCCGTGACCCTGAGCCCGATCGACGGGTCGACCGCCGGCGCAGCGACAACGACGGCGACGCTCTCGGCGACCGCTGCAATCGATGGCTCGGCCGCGGGCTCGGCGACGACCGACGGCATCCTCGTCGGCGCGGGCGTGCTCGACGGGTCCGCGGCCGGCGCGGCGACGGCTACCGCGACGCTCGCGGGCGCGGCGACGCTCGACGGCTCGGCCGCCGGCGCGGCGACGACCGACGGCGCCCTCGTGGGCACCGGCGCGCTCGCGGGCTCGGCCGACGGCGCCGCGACGACGGAGGGCGCCGTGGCTGCGCCTGGCGTGCTCGACGGCTCCGCGGCGGGCCTCGCGTCGACCGACGCGGCCCTCGTCGGCACGGGCGCGCTGAGCGCGTCTGCGGCGGGGCTCGCGGCGACGACGGCCGCCCTGGCCGCAGCCGCGGCGCTGACCGGCACGGCGGAGGGCACCAGCGCCCTCACTGCGTCCCTGAGCGCGTCCGCTGCGCTCGGCGGGTCCTCGGCCGGCCTCGCGGCCGCCGCGGCGACAGCGAGCGGCAGGGGAGCTCTGAGCGGTTCTGCCGCCGGCGCCGCCTCGACCTCGGCCGCCGTGGGCTCCCCGGGCGCGCTCTCCGCCAACGTCAGCGGCTCCTCGACCGCGGCCGCCTCGATTCTCGGATCAGGGACGGTCGCCGGTGAGTCGGCCGGCGCGGCGACGACCGACGGCGCCCTCGTGGGCACGGGGGCGCTCGCGGGCACGATCGCGGGCACCTCGACCACGTCAGCGACGCTCGCGCCGCTCGGCGACCTCGGCGGGACGGTCTCGGGCACCTCGACCACGACGGCGACGCTCTCCGCGACCGCGGCGCTCGACGGGAGCGTGCAGGCGAGCGCGCGGCCGACCCCTCGCGCGACGCTCGTCGGCATCGGCGCGCTCGACGGCACGTCGGCCGGATCCTCGACGGCGACGGCGACCGGGCGGCTGCTCGGCCGGCTCGCGGGCTCGATCGCGGGCGCGGCGACGCTTCCGGCATTCCGTCTCGCAGCGACGGTCGCGCTCTCCGTGTCGATCGCGGCGACCGCGACGGCTGCGGCTACCCTGGCTGCGACGGCTGCGCTCGACGGAAGCGCGGCCGGCGTGGCGACCGCGACGGCGACTGGCTCTGGGGCACCGGTCGCCGAGGTGGTCGAGATCGTCACGCTCGCTGGGTCTCGCGACGTCGTCGCGACGCTCGTCGGCGCGCGCTCGATCAACGCCTCGCTGGTCGGCGCGCGGTGCGTGAACGTCAACCTCCTTGGCACGCGGAGCCTCTCGACATGACCTCGACAGACCAGAACCTCTCGATGTACGCGGGGACCCGCGTGTCCGCGCGCTTCACCGTGACCGACACGGACAGCGACACGCCGGACGACCTGACGGCGTACAGCGTGCTTCGCTGGGCAGTCGTTCCGTACGACAACGCCTCGACGGTTGCGTTCCGTCGACACCCGGTGCTGGAGAAGAAGAGCACGACCGCGCAGGCGTCGACTGGTGGGAACGAGATCGACATCGCCGGTGACAACGACGAGCGCGCCGACGTCCAGCTCATCGCGGCGGACACCGAAGACCTCGAAGGCACGTACTATCACGAGCTGGAGGGCGTCGACTCGAACGGCAACGCGATCGTCCTCGCCGTCGGCACCTTGACCATCCTCCCGAACGTCATCAACCCGTGAATGCCAACCCGCTCCTCGCCCTCTCGATGGAGGACGCCAAGATCAGCGTTCTGCTCGCGGTCGCCTGGGGCGTTCGCGAGATCGCGAGCGCGTACGCGCGCCGTGTCCAGCGTGGGGAGGCGGAAGCAACCCGACGAGGCTACGAAGGCATGCAGCGTGTTCTTGACACCCTGGAGATGGCGCGCCGCAACGCCGGCGCTTCGCGCGCGATGTTCCTCGTCGCGCGGAACAACGGCGGCGTGCCGAAGCCGGGGTGCGAGGTCAAGGTTTCGATCCGCTACGAGGTAGCATCCGACCGCACGCGCCTCATCCACGCCCAGTGGCAGGACTGGCTCGCGGACGGCCCGTACCTCAAGCTCCTCACGGATGTCGCGAGCGACAAGGGCAACGGCGTGACGCTTTCGACCGAGCACCTCAAGCCGGGCGCGCTCAAGAACCTGTACGAGTCCGACGACCATGTGGGCTCGATCGTGCCGCTCGTTGGGCACGTCTGCGAAGGGCACTGGATGGCGTACCTGTCGTTCAACTTCCGCGCGCGCGACGAAGCCGGGGGCACGGGCGTCGAGGTCGCTCCCGACGGGACGATCGAACCGACGGTCATGCAGCGCGAGATCGTCGTTGGCGCGGCGCGCACCATCCGTCACATCCTCTCGGAGTACCACAACGTCATGCCCACGGAGACCTTCAAGTGAGCACCCCGATCGACACGACCGTCAAAGGTTCCTCGGCCAACAGCTACTGCTCGGTCGCGCGCGCCGACGAGATCCTCGGCGCGCGCCTGTACGCGACGGCGTGGACGAGCGCGAGCGACGAGCCTGACGCCGCTGGCTGGCTCGCGAACGGCGGCGCGACGGCCGGCGCGCGGAGCATCGACGTCGACACGGGCACCGGCCTGTGGACGAAGGAGAGCCGCGTGCGCTTCGCCGGACACTCGACCGTCTACGCGGTGACGTCGCCGCTCCGCACCGACGGCGCGCTCAAGATCGAGCCGGCGCTGACCGCCGACGTCGCCGACGATGCGGTGGTCGAGCGGCTCACGGCGAACGATCGCGAGGCGGCGCTCGTCTGGGCGACGCGGCTGCTCGATCAGATGATGCGCTGGTACGGGTCGAAGCGGACCGAGGAGCAACGCCTCCGCTGGCCGCGCTCCGGCGTGGTCGACGCGGACGGGTACAACCTAGACTTCGACCTGATCCCGGAGCTGCTGGAGGAGGCGACCGCGGAGCTGGCGCTGTCGCTCCTGGAGCGCAACCGCTTCGAGCAGCCCGGCCTACTCGGGCAGGGCATCGAGGAGGCGCGGCTCGGACCGATCGCGGTCAAGGTCGGGTCGGAGGAGCGCATCGACGTCGTGCCTCAGAACATCCTCTCGCTCCTCTCGCCGCTCGGCTACCTCGAACCCGAGGCGCAGCACGGCGCCAAGATGCTGCCGCTCTACCGCTCCTGATGGGCCTCCTCGACAACAGCCTCCGGCAGCTCGCCGAGACGATCGTCGGTCTCTTCACCGACGACCCCGCGCTGTTCGTGCGTCAGTCCGAGACGTACGACAGCGCAACGGGCGTGGCATCGACGACGTCGACGAGCGTGTCGCTCAAGACCACGCCGCCGCTGCCGGTCGAGTACGACCAGCGCCGCGGCGACAACGCGATCCTCTCAACCGACGTCGTCGTGTTCTGCGCGTCGAAGGATCTGGACGATGCGGCGTTCGACCCGATCCCCGCGACCAACGCGCGGGTGTACGTCACGGTCGCCGGCCGAGAGTTCCAAATCGTGCGCGTCCGGGAGTTCTTCTCCGGCGACTCGCGCGCGCTGACCGAGCTGATCTGTAGGAGCTGAGATGACGACGCCCGCCAAGTTCCGCGCCGACGTCAGCGAGTTCGTCCGCAAGACGCAGCTCGCCCCCGACCTCGTGCTCCGCAAGCTCGCGCTCGACGCCTACGCAGGGATCATCAAGCGCTCGCCTGTGGACACGGGGCGCTTCCGCTCGTCGCACCGCCTGACGATCAACCGCATCGACCCCTCGGTCGAGCCGCCGCGTGCGAGCCGGAGCAGCCGCGCCGGCGTCACGCGCGAGGCGTCGCCGTCGGACCTGAACCGGGTGCAGGGTACGCTCAGCCGCGCGCGCTTCGGCGTCACGGTGCACATCACGAACAGCCTCCCCTACGCGCGCCGGCTGGAGAACGGATGGAGCGCGCAGACCAACAACCAGCCCGACGGCATCTACGGCGCGACGTTCCGTGAGCTGGCCGCCAACCTGTCGCGCGCAGTCGGCGAGGTCCGAAGGCAGCTCTGACCGATGGCGATGCTCAACGAATCCGCGCTCCGGCGCCTCTTCCGCGCGCGGCTCAAGACCGTCTCGACGCTGCCGCCCGAGGCGCGGCTCGCGTGGGAAGGGCGCAGCTTCACCCCGCCGGACCCCAATCCTGGGGACCTGTGGGTGCGGGAGTTCGTCTCGATCCTCGGCGAGTCCAAGTCCTCGACCGGCTTCATCGAGGCGACCGGGACCACGACCTACGCAGTGTTCACGCCGGGAACGGGTGGCACCGAGGACGCCGACGCGCTCGCTCAGGCGGTCGCCGAGGCGTTCGAGGCGGGCCAGTCGTTGACGGCTGACGGCCTCACGGCCATCATCGAGCGGACCGAGAGGGCGCCCTATCGGGACTCGGCCGACGACCGCGGCTCTTCGCTGTGGATCTTCAAGACGGTGACGATCCGCTGGCGGGTCTTCACCCCCGTCTCCTCCTGACACCGACTCTCAGCCATGTCCAGCACCGGAACCATCCTCGCCTCCGGCACGCGCGCCTCGCTGCGCTACTGCCGCGAGAGCACTCGCAACGCCACGCCGGCCGCCCTCACGACCCCCGTCACCAGCATCGGAGCGACGGCGACCGCGCCGGCCGGCGCCGGCTTCTCGCTCTTCACTCGCGCGTCCGGCAGCTTCGTCGACGACGGATTCTTCCGCGGACAGAAGATCGTCACGAGCGGCTTCACGAACGCGGCGAACAACGGAACGTGGCGCGTGTGGGGCGTCACCGCCACGGTTCTGTCCGTCCTCGACGACAACGACGTCATCGTGGACGAGACGGCTGCGACGGCGCAGACCGCGCGCATCGCCCTCTCGACGCTGCGCGCGACGGGCCGGAACGTCAACCTGGAGAAGAACCTGCTGGAGTCCGAGGAGGTCGACGCCGACGGCATGGAGACCGATGTGCGTCACGGCTTCAACCGCGTGGTCGGGTCGCCTGGGTTCCAGCTGTCGCGCGAGGACTACGACGACTTCATCGAGTTCGCGATGGGGCGCGAGTGGGACACCGACATCGCCGTCACGGGGTCGCCGGACATGGGTGTCTCCTCAGCCGGTGGCTTCACGCGCGCCGCGGGTAGCTTCATCACCGACGGCTTCCGCCCCGGCGACATCATCCGCACGACGCTCTTCGACACGGCGAACAACGGCGACTGGCGCGTGACGGCGGTCGCGGCTACGGAGCTGTCCGTCGTCTCGACGACCGACGGCACGACGACGCCGAGCAGCGAATCGGAAGCGAGCGGCAAATCGCTCGTGTTCCCCGGGAAGCGCATCGACATCGGGACGGACATCTGCACGTTCCTCCTCGAACGGGCGTTCTCCGACATCAGCGAGTACCAGGTGTTCAACGGCGTCGCCGTGAACGAGATGCAGCTGAGCGTCGAGCCGGAGTCGATCATCGGCGGCAGCTTCGGTCTGCTCGGCATGAGCGCGGTCGCGCTCGCGTCCTCGTCGACGTCGGCCATCGACCCGATCGCGGCCAACGGCACCTCCCCGCTCGCGGCGTTCGATGGCGAAATCTACGAGGGCGGCACGCGCTACGCGGTGGCGACCTCGCTGGACTTCACGCTGTCGCGCAACCGCTCGCTCAACCCCGTCATCGGTTCGCGCTTCTCGCCCGACGTCTTCGGTGGGCAGGCCAACATCCAGGGCACGCTCAACGTCTACTTCGAGAACGAGACGCTGTTCAACAAGTTCGTGAACGAGACGGAGTCGACGATCTGGACGCGCTTCGACGACCCGAACGTGGCCGGCGAGTTCATGTCGATCGTGTTCCCCCGCGTGAAGTACAACGGCGGTGCGATCGACCCGCCGCAGGAGGGGCCCATCGCGATCGAGATGCCGTTCCGTGCGCTCAAGCAGTCGGGCCTCGCGGTCGCCGGCGGCACGACGCGCCCGAGCTTCCTGACCATCCAGGTGAGCAACAGCCTCAACGTCTGAGATTCGGCGGCGCGTGTGCGCCGTGCACCCGAGGAGACCCAACGCACCCCCTACACCACATGGACCTTTCCAAGTTCGACCTCAGCGGCGCCTCCGAGCAAGGCGCGTTCCTCCACCTCAGCTTCGCGGGCGAGAAGCTCTACACGGAGGGCAAAGAGCCCGTCGGGCTCCGGCTCTACGGTCCCGAGTCGCGGCGCTACAAGGACGCGGAGCGGCGCGTCAAGAAGGAGCGCATGGATCGCGTGCGCGTCGGGCGCGGCGGCCGTGTCCGCGGGCTCGGCGACACGACGATGGACGAGCGCGAGCTGCTCGCCGCGGTCGTGTACGAGTACGTGAACATCGAGGTCGACGGCGAGACGCTGCCGGCCGGCGCGACCAAGGACCAGACGCTCGCGCTGTTCGAGCGCTTCGGCTGGATCGAGGACCAGGTCGCCGACCTCATCGACGACGACAACGCCTGGCTGGGGGAGTCCTCGACGAACTGATCGAGTACGCGCGGGTTCTGTTCGCGGGCGAGCAGCCGGCCACGGCGAAGGGCACCGCGACGCGGTCCGCCCATCTCCGGCAGGCGGCCAAGACTCTCGGCCGGGACCCGGATGAGTTCGTCGCAGAGCAGCTTGGGGCCGGCACGGACGCGCAGTGTCCGGCCGGCCTCGACTGGTACGTCCATGCGTTCCTCGACCTCTCCGGCACCCGCTCGTGGCACGCGGGCGGCCCGAACCCAATCCCGTTCTCGGAAGTGGTAGCCTGGTCGGCGTTGGGTGGATTCGACCTCGCGCCGTGGGAGGTCGACATCCTGAGGGCACTCGACGTCACCTGGGTGGAGTGCTTCAATGGTCGACCTCGCTGAGCTAGAGCTGCGGATCAAGACGACCGGCGTGCAGCAAGCGCGCCGGCGCGTCGACGAGCTGGACCGATCGGTCGACCGCAACGAGCGCACGGTCACGCGCTGGGACCGGACGCAGGGCCGAGCGACGCGGACGACGCGCCGGCTCGGGCGTGAGACCCAGCAGCTCACGCGGCAGATGCGCTCGCTCTTCGGCGGGCTCGCGCTGATCGGCGCGGCGACCCCGGGCATCCGCACGCTCTCGCGCTACGGCGAGACGATGGCGCAGGTCCAGGGCATCGCGATCCGCGTGAACCAGTCGGCCGCGGCGCAGGCGGAGCAGTTCGACCGGCTCCGTGCTGCGACGCTTCGGCTCGGCGCGTCGACGCGCTTCTCTGCGCGCGAGGTGGGCGAGGCGCAGCTCTTCCTCGCGCGGACCGGCTTCGAGGTCGACGAGATCCTTGGCGCGCTGCCGGGCACGCTGTCGCTCGCGGCGGCGACGTCCATCGACCTCGGCTCGGCGGCCGACCTCGCCTCGAACGCACTCAAGCAGTTCGCGCTCGACGCGACCGAGATGGACCGGGTCGCCGATGTCCTCGCGAACACGACGATACGCACGAACACGGATGTGACGCAGCTCGCGGAGGCGCTCAAGCTCTCCGGTCCTGTGGCGCGCGCGCTCGGGCTGAGCATCGAGGAGACGACGGCGGCGATCGGCAAGCTCGGCGACGCGGGTCTGCAGGGCTCGCTCGCCGGCACACAGCTCCGCGGCATCCTCGCGGCGCTCTCGGCGCCGACGTCGATGGCGCGTCGCGAGTTCGAGGCGCTCGCCGAGCAGCTCGGCGTGTCGGTCGACCTCTTCGACTTGACGCAGGAGAGCGCCGACGGCGTCACGCCTCCGCTCTTCCGCATCCTCCGCCTGTTCCGTGAAGCGGGGACGAGCGCGGATCAGTTCTTCCGCATCTTCGGTCGCCGGCAGGCGGCGGGCGGCATCATCCTCAGCGAGTCGATCGACGCGCTAGAGGCACTCGTCGAGACGCAAAACGAGGCGTCCGGTACGGCGCAGCGTCTCGCGAACATCCAGGAGGACACGCTCGCAGGTGCGTTCCGTCGACTCGCGGCTGCGAGCGAGGCGCTCGTCCTGTCGTTCGAGGAGAGCGACGGCGCGCTGCGTGCGATCGTCGACACGCTCGCGGAGGCAATCCGCATCCTCGCCGGCGCGGAGGGTGCGATGGAGAATGCGTCGACCGCGGGACTCGTGCTCGCGCGCTCGATCCAGGTTGCCGGCCTCGCGCTCGGCGCGCTCGCGAGCATCAAGGTCGTGGGCTTCTTCGTCGCCGCCGGCGGCGTCATCCTCACCCTCGCCACGGGTCCGGTCGGCATTGCGGTCGCCGCGCTGGCGACACTCGCCGGCGCGTTCAAGCTCGTCGAGGATGCGTCGATCAGCTTCGGCGGGCGTAGCTCGCGCGTCGGCGACGTCTGGGCCGCCACGTGGGAGGTCGGCGTGCGTCGACTCGGCGCAGCGTTCCGCGTGCTCGCGACGCTGTTCACGGTCACGGTCCGCCTCGCGGTCGAGTTCGCGCGCGACTTCATCGAGGTCATCGACCGCGGCCTCGTCCAGAAGGTGCGGGCGCTCATGCTCATCCTCGGATTCAACTTCGGGGATGCGATGCAGGTCGTGTTCGACGTCGCGCGATTCTTCCTCAACAAGGTCATCGCGCTCTTCGTCGGCGCGTTCAACACGATCAGTAGCCAGGTCGAGAAGATCGCGAACATCGGGGACCTCTTTGCCGACATCGACCTGTCGAGTCCGCGTGCGATCCTTGAGTCCATCGCGCGCTTCTCGTCCGGCCTTGAGGCGGGGCTCGCGCCGACCGGCTTGCTGCGCACGGCCGGCGAGGAGTTCGCTGCTGCGTTCGAGCGCGACTACGTCGGCGAGATCGCCACGGGCATCCGACGCGCGCGCGCGCTCATCCGCGCGGCGTTCGGGCGCGAGGGCGAGCAGTTCCTCAACGACTTCGACCTGACGTTCAACCCGGCGCGGATCCTCGCGGAGATCGACGAGGCACTCGGGCGCATCGAGCAGGCGCGTGTCGAGCGGCGCGAGGCGATCGCGGAGCAGGTCGGCGGCATCATCAGCGACGGGCTCCAATCGTTCGCGCGCAACCCCACGCTCGGCGGTCTCCTCGGCGGCCTCGGCCTGTCCTCGCGCGGCGGCATCGACATCCCGGTCATCCCGACGGTCGACCCCGAGAAGCTGGCGGACATCGAGCGGCAGCTCGACGAGATCGCGGAGGCTGAGGCTGCTGCGCGTGAAGCTGCAGCCGAGCCGGCGCCGAGCGGGACGCTGCGCGGTGGGCAGCTCGGGCTCGCGGTCGCGCTCCAGACGGTCGACACGATCCAGACCGAGATCGACCTACTCCAGCTCGCGGGCGCGGAGAGGCGCACGGAGCTGACCATCCTGCAAGCGCGCGACGAGGTGCTCCGGTCCGCGGCGGAGCTGTCCGACCGGGAGCTTGAGCGCGCGCTCGATCAGGTCGAGGCGCGGCGCGACGAGATCGCGGCGCTCGAACGGCAGGTGGAGCTGATCCGCCAGTACGGCGAGATCGGGGAGGGCGTCGGCCGGACGATCGGCGACGGGCTCGCGGAGCTGGCGCTGCGCGGGGGCGAGCTGGAGGACGTCATCAACCGGGTCGGCCTCCGCATCGCCGAGATCGGCTTCGAGCAGTTCGTCACGCGCCCGCTCGCGGAGCAGCTCGGGCAGCTCGGCGCTGGCATCGGGGCCAACCTCGGCTCCGGCGAGGTCGCCGCGGCGCAGGCTGCCTCCGCAGCGCTCTCCACGGCCGCCCAGTCCGTCGCAGCGTCCCTGGGGTCCGCCGGGTCGGCCGCGGCCTCTGCGCTCGCCTCAGGCGGCCAGGCGGCCGCCAGCGCGATCCTCTCGGCTGCGTCGCAGGCGGCGTCGATCCTCGGGACGGGCAGCGCGGTCGGCTCGGCCACGGCTGCCGGCGCGCGCGGCCTGGTCGGCGGCGGCGGGCGGGTGACGGCGCTCGCCCGCGGCGGCCGGCTCGACCGCGGGCTGTCGGCCGGACTCGCCTCGGGCGTGGTCTCCTCGCCGACGATGGTGCCGCAGGCGCTCATCGGCGAGGGCGCGCGCAAGGAGGGCGTGTTCCCGCTCGAACAGCTCGCCGGCGGGGGTCTCGGCGTGATGGCCTCGATCGGCGGCCGGCGCGTGGCTCTGCCGATCGGGCGCCTGTCCGACGGGAACCTCGGCGTGCGGACGGACGGCGAGCTGACGCCGATGCAGCGCGGCGGGCTCCTCGGCTCGACGCCGGCGGCCGCTCCGGCTCCGCGCCCGGCGCCGACGCGCGACCGCGACCCGCTCGGCCGGAACGTCGAGGGTCCGCGTAGCATGACCACCGTGTTCAACATCACGACGCCTGACGCCGACAGCTTCCGACGGAGCCGCCGGCAGATCGACGACGACCAGCGGCGCAGCTTCCGCCTCGGCCGATGAGCTTCCACGACGTACGCCTGCCGGAGACCTACTCGAAGGGCTCGACCTTTGGCCCCGGCTTCAACACAAAGGTCGTGGAGCTGCGCGCTGGGCCGGCGCGCGCGGTGCAGTTCTGGCCGAACGGCCGGCGGCGCTTCGAGGTCTCGCGCGGGATCGCGAGCATCGATGACCTCTACACGCTCTACGGGTTCTACTTGGCGCGCGAGGGGCGGGCCAACACCTTCCGCGTGAAGGACTGGCTCGACCACGCGACGACGGCGACGGGCACGACGTACCGCCCGTCAGACGACGCCGTCACGGCGACCGACGAGCTGCTCGTCGAGCTGACGAGCACCACCTACCAGATGGTCAAGCGCTACGTCTCGGGGCCGACGACGAAGCTGCGGAACCTGACGCACCTCGTCGACGGAACGGTGAAGATCAGCGAGGACGACGTCGAGACGACGACCGGCTGGAGTGTCGACCTCATCTCGGGCGTGGTCACGTTCTCGTCGGCGCCGTCGGGGACGATCAAGGGCGGCTGCGAGTTCGACGTTCACGCCCGGTTCAGCCGCGAGGCAGACGAGTTCTTCGGCATCGCGCTTGAAGCGCTCGACGTCGGCAACCTGCCGACGATCACGGTGGAGGAGGAGCTGGCGACGGCTGCGTTCAACCACGAGCTGGACCGCGGCGGCAGCTTCGACCACGACGACATGCAGGACGCGGACGTCCAGCTCAACGCGGCCGGCGCGCTGCTCAACGTGTTCCAGCCCGGCGTCGCTTCGCTCAAGGTCATCCTCCCGGACACGACTGATCTACCGGAGGGCGGTCCGTGGTTCGTGCTCACGAACCGTGGATCGGAGACGCTCTCGATCGAGTCTGCCGGCGGCGCCGTAGTCACCTCGTCGTTCCTCATCAACACGACGGTCGAGCTGTACCTCGGGACGTTCTCGGGCACGCGCACCTGGTTCCTGATCTGATGAGCATCTCGCGCGAAGCACGGTACGGCGGCGTGAACCTGCTGGAGTCGCAGACGGCCGACGTCGCGATCACCCCGCACTCGAACCTCGTCAACCTCATCGAGGCGGACGCCGACCTCGATGTAACGCTGCCCGACGCGCGGCTGCTGCGTCTCGGCGGGATCCAGTTCATCGTGTGCAACATCGGTACGGGGGGCTTCGACGTCACGGTGAAGGACGCGACGGGCTCGACGGTTGGCACGCTCGCGGACGGGGAGAGCTACAAGCTTAGCCTCGCGAGCAACGGCAGCGCCGCCGGCGACTGGGTTCTCGACGCGCGCACGATCGGCTCCGCCGGCGACCCGAACCCCAACTACTCTGCGCTCTGGGGTGAGAACAACACGACGAGCGACCGGACGGTCATCTACTACGAGCACATCTCCCAGGTGAGCACCAAGTCTGTCGCGGCGTCCAGCCCGCAGACTGCGCGCTTCGTGGGCGGCGGCGCGTTCTTCCTGTCGAACATCTGCCATCGCGCGTACGACGACAGTTCGAGCGCGCAGCGGCATTGGCAGTACGTCGTCGACACCTTCACCGAGAAATCTCGGTTCACCGCGAGCACGACCAGCTCGTCCGTGAAGTGCGCACTCGTCAACGCGAGCAAGGCCATCTACTTCCACATCATGGGGACGGACATCTTCGAGTGGGACGTCACCGATACGTGGACGGAGCTGAGCAACGTCGGCGGAGGAACGAGTGTAGTACGCGGGTGCGCTGGAACGGACGGAGCGACGACTGGAGTGCAGTTCGTCACGGAGCTGAATCCGAACCCGAGCACGCCGAGCAACTGGAACCTGATCTACGAATACACCCGTGCGTCGGAGACGGGCGCGACGGCGCCGACGAACCCCAACGTGATTCAGCAGGACGAGGGCTGCGTCTTCGGCGACGACTCCGGCAACCTGCACATCGTCGGCGGCTACCCGAGCCCGACGACGGCGGACGCAACCAACCTGCACTACGCATACGACATGAGCCTCGGGACCGCAGGCGCGTGGAGCGTCAAGCAGGTGCACGGGAACGCGAACGTGCCGAGCCCCGGCGCGTCGAAGCATCCGACGGTGACGGACCGCGCGGTCCTCATGGGCTGCCAGTCCGGCACGAATGTTGGCGTCTCAAACGATGACGTCTGGTACTACGATGAGGGGGTGGCCACCTGGACGTTCCAGGCCAACCTCTCCGACTTCTACAAGGAGTGCTGCGGCATGGCCGCGCAGCTCCAGTTCGCCTGACCATGCAGCACGCGCTCCTCGACCTCCTTACTGCCCACCGCTCCGGGCATACCGACTTCCAGGTCGACCACTTCATCGTCCAGAAGGCGGGGGCGTGCGACCTCTGGGGGATGTACCAGCAGGCGCTTCGCGAGCTGGAGACGCGGGCGGTGACGATGGCCGAGGCGTTCGCGGGGAGCACGGGCGGGGGCGTGACGTACCTCGCCGGCAAGAAGTGGCGCGACCGGCTGCGCGAGTTCGTCCGGTTCTACAACCACGCGCTCGGACTGCATGAGCACTTCGAGCGCCTCTTCGCCGACGACGTTGCCGGCGAGCTGCGCGCGGCGACGGAGCGGGACTCGTGGCTGAGTCGCCTGCGCATGACGGCGGCGCTCGACCTCCGCACGACTGGGCGCATCCAGGGTCCGCTGTGGGAGCTGCTCCCGACGCTGCCCAAGTCGATGCGCCTCGCGCTCTTCGAGGACTTCACCGACCCGCCGCGCCTCCTCGACTGGCACGAGCAGCACATCCGCAACGGCGCGCCGGAGATCCCCGAGCCGAGCACGCCCCTCTCGCTCTCCTCCGCGGCGAGCATCATCGAGCAGGTACGTCCCTATGTCCTTGAATCTCACGCCGGCGATCGACTCCAAGGTTCGGAGCGCGACTCTGATGCGCCCGGCGACTTGCTGGGAGATCCGGCCGACGCGCAGCCAGACCGCGGACATCTACCGCCTCACGGATCACCCGCACGAGCTGACGCTTGGCGTCGACCAACAGACCTACCGGCCGCAGGCTTTTGACGCGAGCGCGGTCCGCGGTGAGGTCGGCTTCAAGGAGGGCGACCGCGAGGTGGTCGGCGTCATCTCGTCCGACGACTTGACCGACGAGCTGCTCCGGTCCGGCGTGCTCCTCGGCGCGCGCATCACGGAGTACCTCGTCGACTGGCTGATGCCGTACCTGCCGCCGGTCGAGACGCTGCGCTATGACGTCGTCGACA